GCCCGTTGCGGTGCGGAGGCTGGCTTCTAGAACCTGAAACTGCCGCGATACGTTGGTGACCGCCATCAGGCCACCCAAGGCAACGCCAACGCTTAGCAGGGGCGCCAGCAAGCCGGCAGTAGCACCCGTGAGGGCGGTTGTGGCCACCTCCGCCCGGCTACCGGCTGCCGCGACCGCGTTGAGCTGCGCCGTTGCCTGTGGCGCCCCCTTTGTTTCGACTGCGATTAAGAGCTTTGCGGTTTCGTTCATTGATTGCCTCTTGGTATCCAGCGTCAAGTTCCCGCAGCGCGTCCAGTTCCCACAAGGCTAGTTCCGTCCGCGTTAGCCGGCACCACGCCTCAACCTCAGTCCATTGCAAGCCGTCCGGCGACCGCAAGTTGCAAAAGAGCTCCCACAGGTAAACAAGGTCCTCGGGCAGCGTTGGCGCATCGGCCAGCTCCTTCGGCTTCTTGCCGGTCTGCCGCCACACCGCCCGCAAGGACTCGCCTAGCGTAACCGATGCACCCTCTACCGGCAGGCTCAGCTCGGCTGCGCTTCGGGCGCAGCGTCGGAGTTGGCTGAGCTGCCGTTGGTAAAAAGTGACCGGTCCGTGATAAGCCGGTCCACTGCGTCGGCAATCTGCGGCGCCTCGCGCAACAGCTCCAGCTTGTTGTCCTCGTCGCACGGCTGCGGGAAGGACCAGCTCTCGATGACGGCGGCAAGGTTACGCAACCGCGCCTCCTGCCGGATCTTGGCCAGCTCGGCGTCCGTTGGCGTTTTGGGCAAGGCGCTGATGGCGCGCACAACCTCCCGTGAGGCCACGACCGCAGCCTGCCGGAAGACGTCGCCGTCCGCGCCAAGCACGTGAAGCCAGTGGGGCGACGGCTTGCCGTCCGGCAGCTTGAGCTCAATGCGTGTGCCAGCGTTGGCGCCGGCTCGGGTGAAGAACTCTTTCATGCGTAGCTCTTTTCAATGGTGAGGCTCGACTGCTCGGTGATGTCGTAAGAAGCCTGAAACGGCATGGTCAGCGTGACCGGACCCTGACCGGAGACGTCCGGCTGTCCACCGGTGAACACAATCCGCGGCAGGGTGAACCGCATGAACTGCCCATCGCTGAACTCCACGGTGGCGCAGAGCTCCACCTCGGTTCCGGCGAGGAAGTAGTTCACCAGCGTGGCGTCCTCGAAGTAGGCCACAACCTGCCCGGTCACGTTGAACCGGCCGAACGCCGGTTGCGTGGTGAACTCGCTGCCCACAACCGGCCGGGGAGTGACGCCGTTCTCCACGGTGAAACTCAGCTCACTGATCGGTGCGCTGGAACCCTCAAGGAGCAGCGCACCGTTGACGCCAACAGCCGGCACCGCTGCGCTCGTGGGTTCGGCGTAGGTTGTGCCGGACGGGGCGCTGCCGCCGAAGGCACCGGCCTCCCGGCACAGCAACCCGAACGCGCCGGTGACGAGCGCCGGGCTAATCTGGAGCGACATGGTGTTCACCACGGCGCCGTTCACCGTCTGGAACAAGGTGACGTCGCGGAACCGGCGGAGCAGGCTAAACGAGGCAAACGTGGAGCCAACCTTGGCGCGCTTGGTGCCGTTGGCCAGCGTGACCGTTGCGCCGGCAGCCTCGTTGACCAGCGTTTTCCCGCTCACAATGAGCTTGCCTGCCGTGATGCTCACAACCACGGCGGTTCCGTTGTTGGAGGCGGAGCCGCTGATGGTGATTGTGTCGCCCGGACGCATTGTCGGGAAAGCGAGCTCCGAGTCGTTGATGCTGTTGTCGGCAGCGGCAAAGGATAGCGAGTCCGCCACATAGCTTGTGATCGCCGCGTAGCTGTCTCCCCGGATGGCGGCAAGGATCAGGCTGTCGAAGTTGGACTTGGACAGCTCAAACTCAACGTCGCCGCCCGCGTTGTGGATTCCGCGCACCGTGTCGGTCACCTGTGCATGGTTGGCCAGCTCGTCGGTGACAATGGTGTCAGGCACGCCGGCGATCGTGGTTGCCTTGTGGCGCACACGGCGGAACGCCGGGCTCGCAGGCGTGGTGCCGTGTGTGGACTCCGCCACAATGTAAAGTTCCGCCCTCGAGGCTTCAGCGTTTGCGCTCATGTTCTGTTCTCCCGTGCTGTCCAGCGTATGTTGACCGTCACCCGGTAAAAACCGTCACTCGACCGCCCTACTGTGCGAGAGCAGGACAAGACCCGGACCTCTTGTCCGCTGCCAGAGTGCGTTAAGAGGGCGCCGGCTGTAAAGGTGCCTCGCGCCGTGTCATAGAATTCGGCCGCGTCCTTGTCGCCCTCGCCAAGCACGCCGTTCCAGTCCAGCTGAAGGATGCCGGTGTGCTCGTCCTCGCCGGCGTTGCCAAGTGTGGCAACCGCCACGTCGGCCGGCATAAAAGTGAAGCGGACCCAAGGCGCAGCGGGACCGTCCAGGAGCAGGTTCTCGTATGCCGTCGCCATGTCGGGGAAGGCTGCTTTGTAGGCGGCAACGAGCGCCTTGCGTGCGTGTAGCAGACTCACTGGATACCTCCGTTCTGTGCGTTGATCAGCATCTGCAAGCGGACGGCGTTGCGGCGCACCATGCCGGCCGGTGCCTTGGTGTGGCTCCAGCCGTCGTATTCAATCCGCGCCGCGTAGGGGAGCGAATTGGTGAGGTAGAGCGTCTGCCCGAGCTGCGACCCGGCAACGGCGTTGCCAATGGTTTCGATAGTTTGCTGCCCGGACGGGTCCTTGGCGTTGTCGTTAACCACAAACACGGGCTCAACGGTGCTCGGCGTCCAGTTGCCGCGAAGCCTGCCGGACAGAACCGGCGTGTCCAGGACCACGGCGCTGAGCAGCTTGAGCGTGACCGCCCGGCGCACCGCGTCAGCCTGCTCCAGCGAGCCAACGCTGAACCGGCCAAGCGCCGCGCCAAAGCTGCCGGCGCGTGCCGTGCCCTTGGCCACAAAGCGTTCGCCGTTGGTGCGTTGCGGAGTCATACCTGCGAGGCTCCGAACTTCTGAACGAGCAGGGTTGCGCCGTCCGGCTTGACGTTGGTCACGCCGTTGACCCGGTAGCTTTCGCCGTCCCACGGAACAACGTCTCCCTCCATAACAGGCGTTCCGCTGGCGCCTCCGGTTGGCGTGCTGATAAAGAAGCGCATCCTGCCGCGGACGTAGAGGTCCCGCACGCGGTCGTCAAACGCCTCCACCGTGCCGCCGGACGCCGGAACGCTGAGCAGGGTGGCGCTGAGCGTTGTGGTGACTGGCGTGGCGTCGTCCTCGTCGCTTGTTGCCGTGCGCGTGACCCGCGTAACGGTGACGGCTGCCCCGAACTGCCCGAGCAGCCTGAGCGCCGTTGCCGCCATTGCCGCGTAGTCGAACACGTTATAGCCTCCGGAGGGAAAGGGGTGAACTACCCGTAAGCAGCGGCGCCAGCATGGCGAGCGCCGTGTTAAGCTCGGGCGCCACGGTGCCGCTCCCCCGTGGAGCGTAAGACACAGTGACAGCGCCTGAAACCGCCTCGGAGGTTACCTCCCGGCCGGTGCCGTTGGGAACCAAGGCGGAGCCGAGGTTGTGCCGGTCCATAACAAGGCGGCACTGGACGTCCTTTAGCAGTTGCGGGATCTCGTCATCGTCCAGGAGGTCGCCATGCAAGTCGGCGCCCGTGCGTGGCCAAGCGAGCGGTTGGTCGTGGTTGTCCGTCCGGTCGCCGCGAAAAGCCTGCGACTCCAAAAAGTCGCAGGCTTCGACGATGTAAGCCTCCACGGTGGCATCGGTTGCCGACAGGGTGACACCACGCTTCAGCGCGTAGGCACGAGCCTCCGCGAGTGTGACGTAGGTGTCGGCGCCGCTGACGTTTGTTCCGTTTTCAACCGTGAGGCTCATGGCTTACTTCTCCTTCTTACCAACAACCTTCCAACCGAGCTCCTTCATGATTTCGACGGAGTTGGTGTGGACTTCGGTCTTTTTGCCGTCGCGTTCCATCAGAACGTCGTCCGGGTTCGGCTTAGCAGTTTCTTCAGGCATAACAATTCGCACTTGTGTCCAGTGTTAGAACGCCGGCCGGGCACTGGACAACCCGGCCGGCGCCTAAGCAGCGCAATCGCTCACCCAAGCAACACGCCAACAAAGTTCGGCTTCCAGACCTTGTAGCCGTAAAGGACCGTGATGGAGAGCAGCATCTTCTTGAAGCCCTTGTAGAGCTTCACCTCAAACGGAATCCCGGTCAGCGGGTCCTGAATGATCATGGTGTCCACGGCAGCGTCGCCACCGGGAGGATCTGCCCACGGGCGAACAGCCAACTCGACCGCGTTCCGGTGGAAGAACGAGTTCGGGGTGAAACTGTTGCCCACGGTCAGCGCCGTGTTGTCGGCACCGGCAGCAAGCAAGCCGGGCTCGCCGATGGTGACAATGTTGGACGCCAGCGCGGAGTTGACGCAATACTTGTTCGCATCGCCCGCAAGCGTGACAATGTCACCCTGAAGGATCGTGCCCGAGCCGGTGTCCAGCGTGAGCGCCTTGCCGGCAGCGGCAACCGCGCCGTTGAGCAGGTAGGAGGCGCCCGTGCCCTTGGTGTGGGTTCGGATGCCGGCCGACTCCTTACAGTTGAACCCTTGGGTCTGGAGCAGGGTGCCGCGCCGGATCAGCTGGTCGGTTCCGGCCTCGTTCACCTTCTGGTTCTGAGTGAGGTTGCGGAACTTGACGCCGGCAGTGGTGTCGAACAGCAACGTCCACATCCCGTCGTCTGGCGTGCCGTTGTCCACAAGGATCTTCCGGCCCTCGGCGATGACGTCCAAGTTGGAGGCGAACGGCGTGGTGCCCGCAGTGCCAACGGCACGGCTGGCGTTCTTGTAGATCTCGGCACACAGGCCGATTTCAATCTGGTTAACAATCGTGCGGAACGCCTGAGCAAGCTGGTCACCGTAAACGGTGCTGAAGCCTTGAGCGTTGTCAACCTTGCGGATCTCCTCGCCCTCCCAAGGAATCATCACGTTGGCGACCAAGTCCAAGCTGACGTTCTTAACGTCGAACGTCTGGTTGTCGCCCTCCGGAATCGTCATGGACGGGGTGAGGGAGGTGTTGAGGGTCGGCTGCCGCGTGAAGACGGACTTCACGGTTTAGCCCTTTGGCACGGCCTGGAGGCCGGCGTTAAGGGTGACGGAGGGGATTGCCCCGGTGAGTTCGCGGCCGATCATGTCGGCTGCTTTCCAAGCGTCCCGGCTGATGCCGGTCAGTGTGTTAGGCATACTTCAAAGAGTTACTGGTTACGAGTTGTCGTCCACCACGTCTCCACCGGCTTTGAAGTGCGCCGCTTTGTCCGCTGTGGACATCGCGTCAAACTGCGAGCGAGTGACCGTGGCCTGACTGTTCGAGGCACCGCCTCCGCTCCTGGACCCGTTGGCACCGCCTCCGGACCCCTTGCTACCGATGAGGATGGGGGCGAACTCCTTGTTGGCAAGCAATTCTTTTTCCAAGTCGTCAACAGTAGAAGCTGACGGCTGCCCGTTCTGGTCCAGCACGCGGGTCGTAAACTGACCGTTCGACTCCTCGAGCCTGATGCGTGCGCGGATGATGGGCAGGAGCAGCTTGGGAGCGACGGAGATCTTGGTTGCCAGCTCCACGGCACGCGCCTCAACGGTGGCACCCTCCAACCCGGCGCGATACTTGGCGACCTCGGCTGCCAGCTCGTTCTCGCGCTTGGTCAGCTTGCCCTTCCAGCTTGCCTCGAGCTTGTCCACGTCCGCCTTAGGAACGGCGCCACGCAGCATCCCATCGCGCTCCTCGCGCAGCGTTTCGAGCTCGGTGTTAAGCTCGGCCAGCTTCTTCTCGGCGTCCTTGCGTGCCGCCTTCTCGTGGTCCTTGGCACGCTTCAGCTCAGCGCCGTCGTCAATGCCTTCCACGTCCAGCTGATACTCCTCGCCGGACTTGGTGTAGAGTTTCGCGACGTGCTCAGCGAGCCCGTCCAGTGATTTGATCTTGTATTTGAGAGCCATAGCGGACGGCAGCGTTGCGCCATGAATGCTCCGGAGCCAGCCTCTTCTAGAATCAGAGACCGGCGCGCTCAAACGCCAGCGGCTCGCGCCTACGCATCTCCTCCAGCGTCGTGGGGCGGAAGCTGCGGTCCAGCTGAAGCGAGGCAAACTCGTCCGCACTGAGGCCACCTTTGCGGAACAACGCGGCACGGGTCGGCCCGAGCACCTCGTTCTGAAAGGCTGCCGGCTGCGTGCCGAGCCAATCGTAGTATGACAGCTCCGCCGGCACGTATCCGTCCTTGGAGCTACGGGTTGCGCCTGTGTCCAGGAAGTCCAAGCCAAGCCGAGGATTGAGTTCGGCAACCGTTGTTGATCGGCAGTTGATATGAACAGGCGGAACCGGTCCCTTGCCAAGCTCAAAAACCTGCCCGTCCAGCGAGCGGCAAGTTGTGGTCGTGCGCGAGTCCAGCGTGGCGACAAACCGGTATCCACTCACGATGTCCTTGTTGGCCTCCCACGTCGCTTGCCGGCCGGCGCTGGCGTAGTGCTGGACCGTCGTGCGTGCAACCGCCTCAGCCTCGCGCCGTGTTACGTCCAGCAACCCGTCCCGGAAATTGCGCGCCTTGGTGCCGCGGATGGCGCGTGTCAGCTCCTCCACCGTTTCGCCGCGAGCGTAGCCTTGCGCGATCCGCTGCGTCACCTTGCGTGGCACGCCGGCGAGCCACTGCTCGACAAAGTCCTCGGGCAAGGCACCCGTGGCCGACAAGGGCAGGCTGCCGGCCAACTCGGCGGCAGCCTCCGCCGGTGCCACCTTGGACGGGCGCTTTGCCTTGGCCACAACAGACTCCAGCGCCCGGCGTTCGAAGTCGGCTGCCGCAAGCGCCACGTCGGCCAAGTTGGCTACCAAGGCATCGGCGGCAGGCTGTAACGCCGTGGCGAGGCTGCGCCGCAACGCTGCGAGGGCCTTTTGGCGCCCGACCCCACGCGCTGCCCGGCTGCCGGTGGTCGCGTTGGCAGCAAGCCAGCGCACAACCTCCGGCCCGAGGCGCTGGACCGCCTTGGCCAGTGCCACGGCTTGCCCCGACTTCACGCCTTCCAAGAGCACTTGGTAGCGCGTGGCGATGTCCTTAGGCCGGGGCATCGCCGCCTCCCATGATTGCCGCCTCCTGCTTCATGCTGCTCAGGTTGGCAGCGTCCACCGCCTCCTTGGCAACGCCGTTGTCCAACCAGACCACGCCAGCGGCGCGGAGGTTGTCGCGTGCCTCCTCAAAGGTAACCAAGCCGGCTTGGAACTCGAGGAGCAGCTGAGCCCTGTCGGTGACCGGCATGGTGGACGTGGCGAACTCGGTGTTCACCTCCACAAGCGCCGGCTTGCTGGCGCCCACAAAGCGACCCGCGAAGTCCAGTGCCAGCGTGTAGCCTGCCGCCACGTTGCCGGCGACGGCGGCAAGCACGCTCACCTCAGTCTGCCGTTCCATACCGGCCTCGGTGGCGGTGCGCTGAATTGCCTTCTCCTGAACCAGCCGGGCACCGATGGCGACCATCTGCCGCTCCTTGTCTTTCATGGACTCGGAGGTCATTTGGTTCGGCGCCGCTTGCAACAAGCCGGCCGAGCCCCCTGCCGGCAGCGCGATGACCGCCCGGGAACCGATACGCATTTCGCCCTTGAGGACGTTCTTGGCCCAAGACTCAGTCACGCCGGTTACAAACGGCGTCGGCTGGCCAATCAGGAAGCAGGACTCCTCGAAGTCCGCGCTGTTGCGGTAGTGGGCAAGGTTGATGACCGACAAGTCGTAAAGCGGCGCCGCGTCGGGGACCTCCGTGTTGCCGGTCACGCCAAGGAACACAAAGGGAATCTCGGCAAACGGCTTCCCGGCCGAGTCCTGAATGGGTGCTTCCGGCTCGGACACAACCGGCACCTCGTCGTCCTCACGCTTGCGCCAGACCTCAACGGTGACGCCTCGCTCCGCCGTGCGCCGGTAAACGCGCCACAGCTTCTGAACCGTAACGCCGAAGCCTTGGTCGTCCGGCTTCTCGCTGTGCTCCTCCAGGACCAGCAAGGTCAGAAACCGCTTGCCGGCGTTTGTGGTCACGCGCCAGTTGATGATGGACTCCGGCTGGTAAAGGCGCACCACGGGCTGAACCTCACCTTGCTGGAGCTGCGAGCGTGTGACCGGCGCCGTGGTGCGGGGGAAGTCCACAAGCAACCCGCCCCGGCCAAGCGACAACACGGTCTCCAGCGAGACCTTGATCTGCTGCGCCAGCGTCTCACCGAAGCCGTCGGCGTTGTCCACAAGCGGCTGAAGGCTGGCGTCCACCTCAAACACGGGGGGCTCGGTGAACACCATGCCGGACAAGCCGTGCAACGTGCGCCCGGTCACCCCGTAGAAGACGGCGCGCTTGAGATACTGGTCATAGCGAACGCGGTTCGCCGCCGAACGGTCCTCAGGGTTCGGCTTCGGTAGGTAGGTCTCGCGCTTGGCCTTGACGGCGCGCTCGCCCGACACGCAGTCGCGCACGAGCTCCCACGTTGGGAGGTTTTGTGTGACCTCGGCGCGTTTGTAATCAACCCTCTTAGCTTCAGCTGGCATAACTTGACCTCAATCCAGTTGCAACGCGGTTCCCCGCTTTCAAAACCCGGTAGCGAATATCGTCATACGCATGGTCCTCAGCTTCCGTGTCCACGTCGTCCGGGTCCTTGGCCGAACGCGGCAGAACCGGCACGGTTGCGAGCGTGGCTTTGCAGTTGCTGAAAAAGTAGATGCCGGGTCCCTCCCCGTTGCAAGACGCTTCCAGACGGTCACGCAGTAGCTGAAGACCATTTTTGCGCGAGCCGGGGCGCTTGTCGCTGCTTTCCCAGCTCACGCCTTCCTCCTCCATTTTGGCGGCAATGCTGTCAGACTCGCGCTCCTCCACGTTGCGGATCGCGTTGTCAGCCGGTCCCGGGTCGGGCAGCCGTGGGAGCCAGCGGTTTTCCACAAGCTCCGCCTCGAAGTGCTTAATCCGGCGCGCAACCTCACGGGCGCCCATCTTAACGCCTTCGTTGAGTCCCAGCTCCCGCGTCCCATAGATCTCAGCCACGCGGAACAGTGAGCCCGCAACCGGCGCCCACTTGCTGCCGTCGTTAAGCGTAATCTCCTCGCCGTTGGCCTCGGCCCAAAAACCAACGCTGAACGGCTTGCTGCTTCCCCAATCAAAGGAGCGGTCGATATGCCACTCCTCCGGAATGCGGAACGGCGCCACAACGTGAACCTCCTCGCGCCACAGGTCGTCCAGCGCGCCACCGGCGACAATGTTCCAGTCGCCCTCGAGCCACGCCTTCCGCTTGTTGGGTTCCTTGGTGAGCTCGAGCTCGGCCACGTATTCCGGGCTCAGGAACGTGTTCTCGCGGTAGCTGCCAAAGAGCCGGCACTGCGTCCGGGTCACCACCTGCCGCTTCTGCGTCCGCGGATTAAAGACCTCCACCTCGCGCCTGAGCAGCTCGCCCGGCTGCGCCGTGTCAATAAACCGGTGCTTCACCCAATTATGCCCGGAGCCGTAAGGGTTGGTTGTGCTGAACACAACAAGGGGGATCTCCGGCAGCTTGCGGTCGCGGCAGTGCAAGTCCGGGCGGAAGGAGCTGCGGTTACAGCTCATCATCATGTCGTAGAGCGTCGGCGTTGGATACTTGGTCAGCTCGTTCCAGCCTATGAAGGGGAACTCCTGCCCGTGATAGTTCCAATAGTCCTCCTCCCGCGACACGGCGCGGAACATAAGCTCCTCGCCGGTGCTCCAAACCCACTTGTAGTCCTTGCCCGAGCTTAGGAAACGGGCGCCGTCCTCAAACTGCGGGAACCAGCGGAGGGACTTGGACACCAAGTCGTCGAGCATCTTGTATTCCCGGTCGAAGATGATGCCACGCCAGAACTTGCCGTAACCTAGACCGACGTGCTTGCGGAAGAACATCAGCTGAGCGTCCGTCTTGCCCGGACCCCGGCTGCCCTCGTAGAGGATATGGGACGCCGGGCAGGCCAGCGCGAGCTCCTGCGAGCCCGGCAGCGGTGCCCACACAGGTCCCTCAGTTGTTGGCGTGGCTTGCATCGGAGCATTCCCTCCGGAGCTTGGCCTGCCGGAACATGGCAACCGCCTGGAACTCTTCCGGCGTGGTCGCCAACGGCACTGTCATCACCTTGGCACTCACGGTCACGTTGCCTTCCAGCTTGGTGACCTCCATGCCGAGCAGCTTGCCAAGCGTGCTCCACGCCTTGACCCGGCTGGCACTGGCGTTCGGTTCGTAGTTAAACGCCTCGCGCTTGAGGCCGGCAAGCACCTCGCGCCGGGTCACAATGGCGTCTTCCTTCAGCTCGGTGAGCATCCGGTCGAGGAGCCACTGCGTAAACGGCTCGGCAAGCCAGCGGCAGGCGGAGTTCCGTGCGTTCTTCTCGGTGCAATAGCCGGTTCGCAGTGCCGCCTTGGTGCCGTTGAAGTCCTTGATGAACTCGGCAAGGAACACGCGCCTTGCCGCCTTGGTGCGAGGCTGGATGTGAGGCCAGTCTGCCTCGATCTCGAAGTTGAGCTCGGCGTCGCTTATGCCCTCCTCCGTTGGCACAGGGGGCGCAGCCTTGCGCCGTCGCCCCTTTCCGTCCAGTGCCTCCCACGGAGGCCGAATGCGTGTTCCCATGCCCTACGGTTGGCAGGTTGAACCAACGCAGCGCAAGAGCAGCAAAGAGTCAAGCCGGTCCGTATCGTGCCCGGTGTGCGTCCAGCTTGGCCAGAGCGGTCTCGAGGCGCTTGGCCACAACAGCCGGGTCGGCGCAGCGCCTACCGTCGGCGTCGCGGCAGTCCGAGGCCAGCGTCTGCGCGGCACAGGCTGCCGTCCGAAGCGACTCGGCCAGTGCGATCAGGCGTTGGCGGTGTGCGTTTTGCATCTAGTCCAGCTTCCCGGTCTTCCACCAACGGCGGATCTTGAGGCACCACCAAAAGGCGGTGAAGCAAACAACCGCCAAACCGATGAAGTGCGTCACCACGGTCACAAGGTGGTCAATTGAGTCCAAGTTCAGCTTTGTCAGCAGAACTCCGATTGTCGTTACACCCGTGGCCCGTAGGTCCACGGCGAGGTGGCGCAGTGTCATTGAGGGAAAGCTGCCAACGCAGCCAGAGGACCGTCAACGAAGACGCCAGCGGGGTGAAGAACACGCAAGCAAGGATGTTCTTGGTGGTCCAGTAGCAGAGCGTGAGGTAGCCAACCGCCAAGGGCAGGCTGAGCAGGCTGAGCAGGAGTGCGCGGATCATTTGGCTTCTTTCACGTTGTGTGATTCTTACGCTAATTGTTTTTGGTGTTCTGCGACTGTTCCTGTTCGACAATGCTGACCAGCTCGCCAAGTGCGTCCATGCGCTGCGGTTCGTTCTCCTCGCCAGTGGCGGACCGGACCTCATTAAGCACGTCCAACCGGCCGGACAGGTAACAGGCAAAAAGGTTTTGGCGCTGTTTCGATGTCAGCTCGACGGGGACACACCGCCGCAAGTAGCTGTCGAAGGCTTCTTTGGCACTCATTTCCACAACCCTTTCACGCGACCATAAGCCTCAGCACGGCGGCAGGCGTCGGCGGTAACGTGCTCGAAGGCTTCGTCGTAGTAGATCTCCTGCGGCATTGTCGCCGGCTTGGCCAGCTCGAGCAGGTAGGCGCGACGCTGCTCGCGACTCAGCGTCTTCTCGAGCCGGGCAACCGCGTTGAGGTCGTTGAAGTAGTCGGGAAGCGCACGAACGCAGTTCACCGCGTGCTCGCCTTGCCTAACAAGATCCGGGTCGAATCCGACGGGTTGTTCGCCTGTCGGGTTGATGTTGGTCCAGCCTTGCTCAATGGCAATGGCAAGGCGTTTCGCGGCGTGGTCTAGCTTACTCACTTGCCGTCCCCCCGGTTGCCGTCCTTGGGGAACAGCTCGATGCGCAGCTCGCGAATCGCAATCACGCGCCCGTCGTTGTAGTGGTAGAGCGTGGAGCCGGTGCGTTGCCGGTCCCGTGCCGAGCGGTAGAGCTTCTCGAGCTCGAGCAACCGCGCCTCGCTAACAGGTTGTTCCATACGTGTGGAGCGTTAGTGTTTGCACCCTTTGCCGCAAGTGGGGAGTAGATACAAGTGAGAGTCCGCCTTGAGCCACTGCCGGCACCAACGGTCGAACCACGCCAGGAAGTCGGCGAGGCTTATGTCCACAACGGCACGGGTCGGCATCGGCCAAGGTGCCCGGCGGAAGGACTCCGCACCGCCCGGTCCGTGTGCCGTGCCAACGTAGCCTTCCATCCGCACGCGCCACGCCTTCCGGTTGCTGCGGTAGAACAGCACGGGCACACCACCGGCGCCGATGCGCTTGCTTCCCCTTGCCTGCTCCTGGCACTGCGTCCACCAAGACTCCAGAGCCAGCGTCTCGCACAGCTTCACCTCGATGCTCAAGCCGGGGAGTCCTGTTAGGTCCGAACCGCCCCGGTCACTCTGGACTGTGTTCCGCTGGATCAGCAGCTTGCCGGCGTCCAAGCCTAGCTCGGTTGCGACGCAATCCACCGTTGGCTGAAGGAGGTCGGCAACCTCTCGCTCTCCCCGTTTGCCTTTGTTCCGACTTGTTAGTCCGCCCATGTCCTATCCTTTTCTCTTTCGTTGTTGTTCCGCTTCGGCCAGCAACCTCCTCGCACAACCCTGAACCATTGGAGGGAACCTGCCGCTCAGGTAGTAGCACGAGCCCGACTTGGCCAACAGCCTTTCATCGACCAAGTGCTTGTGAACGTGGACCACCGTTGGCCACACGCTTGTCAGCGCCTTGGCCAGCTCGTCAAACTCGGCGTCGCTGATCAGCGGCTGCGCCATGTCGTAGTAGAGGCACCCGTGGACCAGATACATGGACAACAACCGTCCCGGGTTGACGCGGTCCGCATGGAACACAAACGGCAACCTAGCCACGTTTTCCCTTTCCCCCTGTTTTCCCCCCTAACCTTTCCCCATTAAAAACCCTGCTTTCATTGGTATTATTGCTATTTTTTATAGTGTAAGGGAAAGGGGAAAGGGTTGTTGTGGGGTAGTAGTGTTCCGACGCGCCAGTTGCGCCCCCTGTTTTGGTGGACCTGTTTGGGTATGTAACGGCTTTCCCCTTTACCCTTTCCCCTTTGGGCTCGAAAAGTGCCCTTTCATTGGCATTTTCGCACGTTTTAGGGGGAAAGGCACCCCTTTCCCTTGGGGGGAAAGCCGGCCCAAAAGCGCCGCTTGGGTGGCCTTGGTGCGCCTTGTGGCCACCGGCTGCCGCCTGCCAGCGCCCCGTGACGGCGCCTTGGTTGCTGTAACCTGCCGGCCTGCCCTCCCCTGCCCCGGCTGCGTTGTGCTCGGCCAGCGCCAAGGCGTGCCGCCCCGCTGCGGTTACCAATGCCGGGTTCATGCTTCGTCCTCCGGTGCCTTGGTGTCGGCCAGTGCGCGCTCGGCCAGCTTCCTTGCGTAGGCGGTGAATAGGAAGTCGCGCTTGTGCGGGATGGCGCCCTCGAGAACCTCGGCCAACGCGGCGCGGAGCTGGTTGCGTTCCCACTCAAGTCGGCTGGCAAACAGTGCCGGCACAACCCTTGCCGGGCGCGTGGTGCCGGCATTGCTGCCCGGCACGGCGGTCGCAGTGTAGGCTTGGTGTGTGGTGCGTGGTATGTCGCTCACGGCAGTGCCTCCCACAAGGTTTTCACCACGGTGTCCTCGAAGCCTCCCTGCCCGTTGGCGGCACGCTCGAAGGCGTCGTGCGTTAGGCGCACACGCTCCACACGCTCGGGCAGGCTGGCGTCGTCCGCCTTGCACTCCTCACACTCGACGCCAGCCTTGGCGCAAGCCAGCGCGTCCCGGTGGTTCCGGTAGTAACGGGCGCAGCCGCACTGAAACGTGATCCGGTTGGTTGTTCGTCCTGTTGCCATGTTGTTCCTTTGTTGCTTGTTGTTCTGCCGTTGGCCACAACCCGCCCCGGCTTGGTAGCCGCGACAGGCTGGGACCAGCCTCAGCCCCGGTGCGTGCCAAAGGCGAGCCACTGTGCCGGCGCTGGCAGCTCCTTGGGTGCCTCCCCAAGCAACCACACCGGGTCGCCGTTGCAAGCGCGCCAGAGTGCCGCGTAGAGCTTGTCCTTTGGGTCGCTTGCCGCCATGCCAACAAAACCGGCGTCCCCGGCGTCGGTGCCCACGCACGCGATCAACACGACTCCGCGGTCCTTGCTTGTGTAGGCGCCCACAAACAGCCGGGGCGCTTCGGTTAGCTTGCAGAGCATCACCTCGGCGGTCTGCGCCGGGCT